CTCCGTCAAGAAGTGGTTAATCTTCCTGAAGTAAAGTATTATGATCAAGAGATAGTAGCAATATGTGAGCAGATTGATAAAGTCAGATCAGAAATTCCCAAGTTTCCAAAATGGGTAAATGAGGTAAATGAGGTTCCTGATTTTACTTGGATCGGAAAAACTTTTAGTGTAATTGATGATGATTTTGTTAAAGTAGATGATAATATAAAATCTATTAGAGATAGGATTAATCAAGAAGTTCAAGAGATTGCTGAAACTCTTGATATAAAGGATTTTGAAAATAAAATTGAATTTGAAAAAGTAACTACAAATCTCAAAGAAACAAAGGATAAAGTATATAAAGAATTAAGAGAAGCTGCTCTTGGGATACATGATGCTAAAAAGGGATATAAGGATGATGATAGGAAATTAAAGAAGCAGATATTAAGTCAATATAATAAGTTAAGTCAAAATATTGAAAAACAATTACTTGAAACTAAAGATGAACAGAATGAATCCAATAAAATTCTTACATCTTATTTTGAAGGATTAAAGGAAGAAATTGCTAATCTTCCTGAACCAAAATATTATGATAATCCTATTGAAAGTTTGAAAGAAGATTTATCTAAATTGGATGAAAGAGTTGATGGAAAAATTCTTAATATTGCTGAGTTATATAAAATTGTTGGGGAGTTAAAAGAAACCCAACAAGAACTAAAAGAAGTATATAATAATCGCCCCATACAACCAGACCCATCAGAAAAGCAAGGTAATGATCCTCTTACACCAACAGATCAAAAATTTGCTACATTAAAGGATTTAGCAGCAAATTATCGTTTATTTGTTAATAGGGTTGAGCAACAGTTATATACAATTGGTGGCGGTGGTGCTGGATTTATTAAAGATCTTGATGATGTTAATATTGATGGATTGGCAAATAATGACACTTTAGTATGGAATGCATCTACTAGTAAATGGGATGTTGGAACAGTAGGAGCTGGTGGAACTTGGGCATCTGATAGTGTTGGTGTTCATACTACCAGAAATGTAGGTATTGCAACAACAGCACGATCTGATTATGCATTATATGTAGAAGGTGATGGATATGTAACTGGTAACTGGAATGTTACTGGTGATATTGTATATGATGAGGTAAGTGGTAGAAACCTCAATATTAGTGGAATTGCTACTTTAGCATCTGCTGCTAGTGGGGTTGGAACTGTTCATATTGGAACTGGTTCTACTGCTATGATAGTAGATGGTGATGCTAGAATTACTGGTATTCTTACTATTGGTACAGCATCTATTACTCTTGATCCCAATGCAAAAACTCTTACTGGATTGGAAGAGTTAAAAATTGGTTCTGGTAGTACAGCAATTACTATTAAAAAGAGTGAAACGACTGGTGAGATAGAATTTGCTGATGAAAGTGGAAAAGAAACTTCTGTTGGAATAGGAACCACTGTTAGTATTAACACCACTGGTATTATAACAGCTTCTTCAATGGTTGTTTCTGGAACAACTGGTGCATTTTACCCTCCTGTCCTAAATACTACACAGAGGGATGCTCTTACAGTAACTCAAGGTGCAATGATTTTCAATACTAGCACTTCAAAAATAGAATTTTATGATGGAAGTAGTTGGAATAGCGTACCTGGCGTTACCTTAGGACTTGGTATGGGAGTATTCTAATATGAAACCTTTTAAAAACTTTCTAAAAGAAGCTGCACCTACCAATCATGCCAATAGTGCAGGTAATCCTAGTGGTAATCCTGCAACTACTGCTGGTTTTGGTGCTAATGCATCTTCACCAGTTGCTGGGTTTGATAAATTTTTCTTTCCTAATGTTAATGATGATTTGCTATCGCAGGGATATCAAACTCCCGGTGAATCTGGATTGGCTAAGTGGAGATTTTCTAATGTATATCCAGTGATGAAATTGCAACTTAATAAATCTAATGATGGACCATCTATCGATCAAATGGTAGATGCATCAAAAGAGTTTGTAAATATAGAAGCAGCAAAAACGGCACAAAGAATGCAAAAAACTTATAGACAGTTTCAAGGATTTAGAGAGGAATATGAAGCAGAGCAATCTTTTCTAACCATTCCACTTAATATTGAAATCCCACAATCCCAAACTGATTTTAACTTGGGGTTGATGTTTAGAGAGAGTTTAGAAGAAGATACTGGAATGCTTTTTATATTTGCAGAAGCAGGTCAAAAGTCATTTCATATGAAAGATACTAAGATACCTTTGGATATTGCTTTTATTAAAGAAGATGGAACAATTGAGAGTATTAAAGAACTAGATCCATTTACTCTTCTTCCAGTTTCTTCTGATGGAGAAGTATTATATGCCTTAGAAGTTAATAGAGGATGGTTTGTGGAAAATAGTGTAAATGTGGGTGATAAGGTCCTGAAAAGATAAATAATAGGGTAAACATTTTTATTATCTATGGCGAGCGTAACAATTGAGGATGCTAGGGGTAACCCTTTTCTGGAAGTTATCGATGTTATAACTCCACCTTCCCTTAAAGATATAAGAGTATCTGAATCAGTTAGACTTCCTTCTCAGCAAGGAAATATTGTTGCGGTTGTAGCTACATGGAGAGGAAAACAATACGGAATAAAAATGTTTTTCCCACAGGCCAAAAGGCCAAGTAGAACGGAAGTTCAGTCCCAGGTGGAGAAAGTATACCCTGGTGCTAAACTCTCCTATTTTCAGATTTCGGACTATGAACCAGGACAACCACTCCTCCAAACGGGAGGAAGACAGTAAAACTAAAGAGTTAGAGAAGAAAGTAGAGAATTTACAAAAAATACTAGATATGACGAGACAAACTATAGAGCATGATAAATCTATGTTAAATAATTCAAACAAACATATATTTGGCGAAATGATGTAGGAGATTGTTATGTCTGATGAAATTTATCTTGGTAATCCAAATTTAAAAAAAGCAAATGTTTCTCAAGAATTTACTCAGGACCAGATTCTTGAGTTTATGGCTTGTAGACATGACCCTGTTTATTTTGCAAAAGAGCATGTAAAGATTGTTACTCTAGACCACGGTTTGATGCCGTTTGAACCATATGATTTTCAAGAAGGATTAATAACTAATTTTCATGAAAATAGATTTAATATTTGTAAGATGCCCAGACAGACGGGTAAATCTACAACTGTTATATCTTATCTTTTGCATTTCTTACTCTTTAATGATAGTGTAAATATAGGTATCCTTGCTAACAAAGCTGCTACTGCTAGAGAACTTTTAGGTCGTTTACAAACTGCTTATGAAAATGTTCCCAAGTGGATGCAGCAAGGTGTGTTATCATGGAATAGAGGTTCATTGGAGTTAGAAAATGGCAGTAAGATATTGGCAGCTTCTACATCTGCGAGTGCTGTCCGAGGTATGTCGTTTAACATCCTCTTCCTCGATGAATTTGCGTTCGTTCCAAACCATATTGCAGACTCATTCTTTAGTTCCGTTTATCCTACTATTACTTCTGGTAAAAGCACAAAAGTCATCATCGTCTCAACGCCGCATGGAATGAATCATTTTTATCGTCTTTGGCACGATGCTGAAAGAGGAAAGAATGAGTATATCCCCACAGATGTTCATTGGTCAGAAGTTCCAGGTAGAGATGATAAATGGAAAGAGCAGACAATTGCTAACACTTCTGAGCAACAGTTTAAAGTTGAATTTGAATGTGAATTTTTAGGGTCTGTTGATACTCTAATTGCACCCAGTAAATTAAGAACTCTTGTTTATGAAAATCCCAAAACAAGAAATGCTGGGTTAGATGTATATGAAGACCCCCAACCAAAGCATGATTATCTTATGACTGTTGACGTAGCAAGAGGGGTTGTAAAAGATTATTCTGCTTTTGTTGTTATAGATATTACCACTTTCCCACATAGAGTTGTTGCCAAATATAGGAACAATGAAATCAAACCTATGCTATTTCCAAATGTCATATATGAAGTAGCAAGGAGTTATAATGAATCATTTATACTCTGTGAGGTTAATGATGTAGGCGATCAAGTAGCATCAATTTTGAATTATGATATGGAGTATTCAAATCTGCTTATGGCGTCTATGAGGGGGCGTGCAGGGCAGGTAGTAGGGCAAGGATTTTCTGGTAAGAAGACTCAACTTGGAGTTAAGATGTCCAAGACAGTTAAGAAGGTTGGTTCTCTTAACTTAAAGACAATAATTGAAAGTGATAAACTTATATTCAATGATTATGAGATTATGAGTGAATTAACTACATTCATTCAAAAGAACAATTCCTTTGAAGCAGAAGATGGTTGTAATGATGACCTTGCAATGTGTTTGGTCATATATGCATGGTTAGTAGCACAAGATTACTTTAAAGAACTTACTGACCAGGATGTTAGAAAAAGATTATATGAGGACCAAAGAGACCAAATAGAGCAAGATATGGCACCATTTGGATTTATTAGTGATGGTATGGATGATAATAGTTTTGTAGATAGGGATGGTGATAGGTGGTTTACTGATGAATATGGAGATAGGTCATATATGTGGGAGTATATGTAAATGCATATTTTAATAAATATTTTTTAGATAACTGAGAATTACGGAGAAAAATTCATGGCGACTCCTCAATTGTCTCCCGGCGTACTAGTACGGGAGGTTGACCTAACTGTAGGGAGAGCTGATAATGTATTGGATAACATCGGCGCAATGGCCGGTCCTTTTGAAATTGGACCAATCGATGAACCAATTAATATTACGACAGAGCAAGGACTTATCAATGTATTTGGTAAGCCCATTTCAACTGATGCTCAGTATGAGTATTGGATGAGTGCTTCATCTTACCTATCATATGGAGGAGTTCTGAAAGTTTGTCGTACAGACGATGACGATCTTAAGAACGCAAATGCAGGAGTTGGTATTGCTTCTACAACAACTTTGAAAATTAAGAATTATGATGATTATTTAAATAACTATACTGACAGTACCGCATTTACATATGCTTCCAAAGATCCCGGAACTTGGGGAAATGGATTAAAGGTTTGTCAGATTGATGATTTTGCAGATCAGACGATTACTTTGGGTAGTACTGATCCTGCAGTAGCAGGAGCAACAATTGGATATGGAGTTACTGG